GAGAACATTTCAATGTCATCAGGTGTTAGCGGACCTATACTACCTTCAGCATCTTTAGGGGGAGCAAGAATTCTAGAATTAGGAGTTGGCGCTAAAACCAACGCACCTGTTTCTGAATCTAGAAATACATTACCTTCGAATGTTGTCAATAATGTACTTTCTGAAAGAGGAATATCTTCGTAGTTTGAATATTGTGATGCTGCCTGAATTTCTTCAGGGGTAACTACATATGGATTTTCAGATTGAGCAATTTTTATTATTTCAGGTAACGCAGACAGAATGTTAAGATTGTTAATTGCCGTATTACCTGTTTCTTGTGCAGCGACAATTTCACTAACAACTTGATTTATTAATGTAGGAGTCAAAAATTCAGGCACAGTAAATGTTCCAGCAGTAGTAATAATAACATTACCTGCAGTTTGTTCATCTGCGCGTGCGCGTATCTCCCCAGTAGAGGTTAACTCAACTCCCAATAAATTTCGCAACGTGGGAGACACCCGTAGTAATGATTCGATGTTAAAATCATTACTTGTGGGAAATTGACGTTGTACTTCATTGATAATTAAACGCTTATCCATTATGTTTCCGTCACACTATTATTTAATTGTTCATTTCGTTTTTCTTCCGCGGCGGCTACTACATTAATAGTAGGAATTGCCAACGAAGTTAATCCAACCACAGGGAGTGTTAAAGACTTGGAAAGTGCTTCAGCGAGTTTCTGTAAAATAGTAACTAAATTTATAGGCTCAGCGCGTCCTGGGAATGTTCCTAACATCACAGGCAATTGACACTCATCTCCATCTAAAAAGAATCCCATCACCCATGTTCCTTCTACGGGACCTACTGGGGCATGTCCGGTGCCTGAAATAGATGCAGAGGTGATGGGCATCAAAGGAATTGCCCAAGGTAAATCTTCAGTGGGGAGAATTATTTTATCAGGATTATGATATCCTACGATACGAACGCGGCATCTACCTAGCGCCTCGGGATCTTGCCTATCTTCAACAACTCCCATGAACCAATAAAATCCGCCATTGTTGTATACATTCGTATGCATTATCCTAATCCTGTCGCAAGTGAATCCTTCACCAATTCTAATTTCATAGTATATCTTTCTCTCGTTACGATATGTCGTATTGCAGTAATTAAATAACTTCCTGACAAATAATTATCAATCAAATTTTCAATATTTTCATCTGATCCTTTGTCACCTATTTTTGGATAATATAATTGTATAATTTCACCTGCTTCCGTGTCTGCTAATCCAGGGACAGTGATTTCAACTTTTAAATTACTTATATCATATAATAAACTTGTTCTTTGTAAAACCCAATCTTCAAACTTTGGGTCTTGAAAGTCATTGAAAATCTTTTTATGTTTTGGACGAAATGTAACATATGACCGCATATTTCGTATTTGTTGACTTGGGAACGTAGGCGCGGCATTACCGCGTGCTCCATGAATATGGTCATAGTCGGAGTAATTATTAATATAGTCAAAAATATACTCATCATATTTTTTCGTCACAACATCGAATACGTGCATTGTCGATGAGTAATGTCCCAATTCTTGACTACGTAACACATCATAATTTGTTGGAATTGAAATTTGTTCTACTTTCTTGTATCCTTCAATCAATTTATTTTTTGTAGGATTATTTTTAGATATTTTTTCAATTATCGAATCATCAAATCCATAATAATAAATCTTGCGTGAGGCAACATCGCTTTGTCCTTTTAATAAACTTTCAATACTTGAAAAGTAGAATCCTTGTGAGGTTTCCCAACACAATGTATTGGGGGCTTTCCCCGATCCCTCAATGTGTCTATTTGCCAACCAGTTAATGCATTTTAGTGGGCTCCACATGGGAACAACCCATGTTACTTTATTTTTTGACTCAGAATCTTCAGAAAAGTTTAATGAGGTGATATTTTCTTTAGGGATTCTGTTTTTCCAACTTGGTCGCATGAAAGTTTCTTCATCACTATATCCACTAGGAGCCTCGTAATCTTTATTCCACACTTTAGGCATTGCTAGATATTCATCAAAAATTTCCTTGGCAATTTCATTAGGTAGCCCTGTATATTTTTTAGAAATAATTGTAACCGAATCAGTGGCAGCTTCCAATGACATCAATGATAACATATACATTTGTTGCCGATCTGTGCTAGTAACAATTCTATCACGTACAGCATATACGTAAAATGCTTTGGCAAATACATTACCATCTAATCCTGGAATATTATATCTGACATTGATAATTTCACCTCCAGTAATAGGAAGTGTTCCTATTAAATTTGCACCGTCAGACATGATGATAGTTGCCGATAAGGTATTGGAGAACATATCTTCAAAAATTGATAGTTCAAACACAAAATCGGTAATTTCAAATTTTTCGCCATTTTTAAATAATACAACTTCACTTAAATTTACAGCACCTGGATTTGGTAATGTGGGAGTTGACATGATTATGTAATTTCAGTATATGCGCGATTAAATTCTGTTATGAATTCAGTAATAAAGTTTGAGTCTAATACTTTGATATTACGTTTAGCTTCGTTCTTTTCCGTTTCATATTCATAAATTGTCACAGGATAAATTTCTTCATCATCTTCTAACTCCTGGTCATGTTCCACAACATATCCATAATTTTTTTCTCGCCATTCATAAATATCATTTCTATTATTTTCTGGATATTGTAATGCAATTTTCTCTAACAATTGAGTTTCAGATATAGGCCATTCTTCACGAGGATTAACAATTTCGTTAATAAGAAGTATCACCCAATGATGTAATGGGGTGCCATAAAAATTATATGAGACCATTTCAGGTGTTTCATTTTCGACAATAACATAGGGCATTAAGAATGAAGATTTCCGTATGGCATCTCGGTTTACTGTAATGCGAAATAGAATATCACTCAATACAACAGGATTGGCATCTCCTGTATTTTGAAAATTTCTAATTGTTGCAACGCCTGTATATGCATCAGCAGGCTCTTCAAGAAAGCATACTGTGTCAGATGAAATTTTTGATATCATACCTACCATTAAATCATCAACATACAACTCAGCGCCGGAAACAATTTCATCAATAAAGTGTGTACTCACACCTGTTATTCGTTTTTCATTTATGGTAATGGTGCCAGACAATTCAGTATCAGTGCTTTCAAATGTTGAAACAGGCACAATAATCTTTGGTAAGTTACGAAACATTATAGATTTTCTCCAACAACGCGGTCGCCGGTGATGGGAACAATTTCTTTAAACTTCAGAGACATGGACACTTCTGCGGGCATACCTGGAGTTCCTTTAAATGTTGCAAAATCTTGTCCGCCATATTTCACAGACATACTGGTTAATACGCAGTCGCTAAACGAATGAACATGTGGATTTTCATTTTCTTTGTACATGTATTGTAATGAAAATTCCGCGGGGTAAATGAGAAAGAATGCATTACTTGCCACTTCTGGTAACATATTTTGCCGCAACACTTGTATTATGGCAAGTACTTGCTCAGCTTCTGCTACACTTGCAGGAAGAAACGTGTAATCAAATGTGAATTCTCTGAAGTTTACTTGTTTGAAAACTTGTTCACGATAGGGATTACGAATTTTGCCTGTTGCTTTATCTACTGCGGCTAACGCACCTTCAGTTGATGTATTTAATAATGTTTGTCCTATCTTGCCGGTATTTACATTTTGGCGGGCCGCTTCAACTGCCAGGCCTGCTGCTATATTTCCAGCTCCTATATTACCGCCAGACAATACACCCCCTATAGCCTGCTCTTGCCATTCGGCGGAGTATTCTGATTTGGGAGGTTCTTGTAATCCTAAACGAATGGCAGTTTTCAATGTCGTGAGTTTATTTTCGCCCAACCCAGCCCCGAGCAATGCACCCAATGCTCCACCTGCCACCGCGCCGGCAGCTCCCGTCGCCGCGGTCGCGCCGGCGGCAGCGACAGGACTGAAAGCCTTTGTATTCTTGAAAAGTTTTCCTGTAATCGACACCGCGGCGGTTGCACCTGCTGCGGCACCTACAGCACCTGTAATTGCTAGATTATTTTCTGCATTCACGCGGCGAGCAGCGGTTTCCGTATATGTGGTGCCTGTCGCTAATCCGGGTGTCTGAGCTTGACTGTTTTGCTCACGGACACGAATCAATATCTTCAGCCAATGAGGTTGTTCTTCAGACCCTAAATCTTCGGGATATGATAAACGCAAATCAGTTGCATTGAACGAATTACGTAGTTCATTTTTTCTCAACCCACCTTCAGTAATAGCTATTCTATATCCTGCAGGAATAGGACGATTTCGGCGTCGGGTTAAATTATTAGTAACATCCGAATCTTGCGTACTATCATTGTTTCTATTTGGAGCTAACGGTAATTGTGAGGTTCCCATCTAAATAGTCCCAGAAGATTGTTTACCCATTACTATTTATATGGCCTATACAAAAGATACCTATAAAGGACGATATACTCCAAAAAATCCACACAAATATCGGGGAGATGTCACACACATCATTTATCGTAGTAGCTATGAGGTACGATTTATGAAATGGTGTGATTTCAATGAAGGAGTAATAGAATGGGGCTCAGAAGAAATTGTAGTCCCATATCTAAGTCCTTTGGATAATAAAATTCATCGGTATTTTGTAGACTTTTTTATTAAAGTAAAAACCAAAGATGGCGTTATAAAGAAATATCTTATAGAAGTGAAACCGTTTCGTTTCACCCAAGAACCCCAAGTGCCTAGCAGAAAAACAAAAACGTTTATCAACGAAGTTTTTCAATGGGCGGTGAATAATGCCAAGTGGGATGCGGCGCGTAACGCTGCTACTCAATACGGATGGGAATTTATGCTCATCACAGAGAAAGACTTAGGGCTTTTACAGAACAGAGATAAATAGTATATAGTATTATTTATTCATCCCTAACATAGTAATTATAACACCTTGTCAAGCCCTAGTCAAGCCCTCAATGTCACCACTTTATGAAATCTAAGAACAATCCATTTGAACAAATGAGACCTGATGGCAAAGACCCAAAATCTTATCAATGGTATCAATCTCAGATAAGAAAATTGGGACTAAACACCCTTACGGCCAATAAGGCATTGACATCGGGCATAGGCAAGTTGACCAGTAACATAGAGCCAGGAAAAATGTACTTGTTTATGTACAATCCTAAAATGGCAGCAAAATTGTCTTACTATGATGAGTTTCCTTTAGTATTGCCATTCAATGTTATTAAAGGAGGATTTTTAGGATTGAATCTACATTATCTGCCTCCGTTGTTACGTATGAAGTTACTAAATGAACTACTAAAATTGGCAGATACTACTACACTATCAAAAACAACAGAAATTCGTATGTCATGGAATATTATTAGCAACTTCTCTAGGTTTCCTGAAGTGAAACCCTGTGTAAAGCAATATTTGTTTCCTAACGTACAATCACGTTTTTTACAAATAAATCCTCAGGATTGGCGCGCCGCTATATTTCTTCCAGTAGAATCATTTCAGGGAGAAAGTAAAACAACAGTTTATCAACTTTCTAGAGAAAAAATAGATGCCTAGTATAGAAGATTTTTTATCAGTCGTGCGAAGTAAAGGATTGGCAAGGACAGAAAAATTTTCTGTTAATATCTATCCTCCACAAATAGTGGCGTTGCCTGCAAACAGTTTAATTACCTTGTTTTGTGAAGAAGCTGCGTTTCCCGGGAAAACAATTATTACTCGCCCGGCGCGTATTCATAACCTGAATATTCAGCGCCCTTCTGCTGTAGACTTCTTTGGCGAGTCTGCCAACTTCACCTTTTTTGTTGATTCAGAATGGAAAATCAAAGAATTTTTTGATACCTGGATGAATGGTATCATAGGCACCTCTCGGGAAATTACACCGTATAAAACCATCATAGGGGACATTGAAATTAATGCCGTACATGAAGGGCCTATAGATGACAAAGATGCCATTCAAGGATATAAAGAAACTACACGATATAAAGTAAAGTTGCATGAAGCATTTCCCAAGTCAATGAATTTAATGCAAACCTCATATTCAAATATTGGCATACATCGTATGAATATTGGGTTTGCTTACAAATATTGGACAGTAGAAACTCCTTAAAAATACCTCACTTGAAGAACTCACATAGGATTAAAATATGAAAATAAATCATTTACCAACCTTTGAAATTACATTGCCCATCACAAAACAAAAGGTGGCATTTCGTCCATTTGTAATGAAAGAAGAAAAACTATTATTATTGGCATCGGAAAGTGGAGACAGAGATTCCATTCTTCGTGCATTAAATGAGTCAGTAAAATCTTGTACTTTTGATACCGTTTCCTGTGAAACTCATCCAATGGTAGATGTTCAAAAATTGTTTCTTGAAATTCGAGGCAAATCAGTAGGTGAAATTATTGAATTCAACTTGGTGTGTGGTAATTGTAAAAAGACGTTACCTTCCTCATTAAATATTAGTGAAGTTGAAGTAAAATTTTATCCAGGACACACTTCTAGAATAGAGTTAACTCCTGAATTAATTGTCACGATGAGATATCCGAAACTTGAACATTTGGCACTGTTAACCAATCCTGATGCATCATTAGATGACATTTATAATGTAGTTGGTAATTGTATTGAGAGTATTCAAACTGCCGAAGAAGCGTATACTAGAGAAAATACACCAGAGAAAGATTTCCGAGAGTTTGTGGATAACATCACAACTTCTCAATTCAGTATGATAAAGGAATTTTTTGACACAATGCCTGCTATACATCATGATATTCGATTTGTATGTTCTGGCTGTGATAGAAATAATATTGTAAACGTAAACGAGGTAGTAAATTTTTTCGTCTAGCTCTTTCTCATGATTCAGTTATCAATTATTACGAAACGAATTTCATGTTAATGCAAGAACATCAATATTCTTTATCTGAGCTTGAGAATATGATGCCGTGGGAAAGAGATGTATATGTTGGGATGTTGATACGACATCTTCAGAAAAAAGCTCAAAAAAAGAATCAACAATATTAATAGGACACATTCATGGCGCGCAAAACAAAAAATAAGACATCTCAAACAAAAGACCAAGTTGCTAAAGATTTACAATCTAGTATACTAAAGTCTTCCCCAGCGGCAAATTTACAGAAAAATACACAATTTGCCGGGCAGATGTCAACTACGATTGGTTCAATGATTCAAAATCTTATTATTGATAGTAACATAGAGTTTTCAGATGATCAACGAAAGATTTTTGAAGATATGCTCGAAGCCTTGAAGAAAATGGCAACTAGCCAAGATGATACGGGCAAGGACCGAGAAGAATTGCGTGTTATGTTTGCAAAAATGGTAGTTCAGTCTGAAAAACAAACCGAGAAGATTGAAAAAGAAATTATTGAAAAGGATAAAGCGGTAGAAAGTAAAACGGAAGAAGTTCGATATTTGAAACATTGGCAGGAAAAGGCAAAAGAAGATACAACACTTACTGAAAAAGAAAAAGAAAATATCACAAAGGATTTAGAAGCACGTGAGAAAGAACTAGAAAAGCTTAGTGTTGAAAAAGAGAAATTGACAAAAAGTCTTGAAGGACAGAAAAAATTAGGGGAAGAAGCTAAGAAAAGTATGCAGGAGCCTAGTGAAAAAAGAATATCATTAATGGATGCGTTCAAGGCAGATATATCAGATAATCTTCGCAGTCTTGCTCCTGGATTAGATTTCAATCCCAAAGAAGGAGAATCATATAAGGATATGTTAAAAGGCAATTTAAAGTCCATGACATCAGTTGATGGATTTAAAAAAGCCTTTGGTACTAAGTTGCTTGAGCCAGGTAAAAAAGCGCCTACCAATCAACAATTGATAGATGCTGAGCGCGAAGCAGATAATCAACAACAACTAAAGGATAGTTTGCAGGCGGACGCCGCCATGGAAGATGCGGATATTCAATCTCTGTCTGGCACTGATGCCGAGGGAATAGGTGAGGCAACTGCTTCTAATACAGATAACATTCTTTCATCATTGTTACAAGAAGTAAGTGTGATACGTAAATTAGTTGAAGGAAGTATAAAATATGACCCAACAAAAAAAGAAGGGCAAAAATATGGGGTTGCTACAGGAAATGCCAACAAAGAAGGTGATCCTACATATTCCCACGTGGGCGTATCAAAAGAACAAATAAGAACTAGTGGTACAGGATTGTTTACAAAAGATGAACTGAATGAACAACTTGGATTATCTTCGACAGAATTTAAGAAAACAGATGTGAAGGCGATGGAAAAAATGGCAATGGAAGATGGTAGAATTGCCCCACTTGAAGCCGACCGCCGCGCTGAAGAAGAGGACGAAGAAACAGAAGAAGGTGAAATTCGAGGCGGACTTGAAGCTCCTGTAGAAGTTCTTCAACAATTAGAAGAACAAGGAAAAATTAGCAATGATTTGTTGAAATCATTGGTTGATATAGGCAAGCGCACTGAAGAATTTCAAGAAGAACGTGACAGAGAAGAGGACGCTAACCAATCAACTGTTTCCGCCGATGAAATTAAGGGAGAGGTGGCCTCAGATGAAAAATCAATTTCATCTTCATTAACCCCATCAACTTCTGATAAGGACGAGAGCGGTGGCGGCGGCGGCGGTGGCATAATGGACATGATAGGCGGCGGCCGCGGTGGCCGCGGCAGAGGTATGGGCAGAGGTGTATTAGGGGGCGCTGCTAGAGGAGTTGCCGGAGGGGTTGTCGGAGGGGTTGCTGGCAAGGCGAGCAAAGGTGTAGCCGCAAAATTAGGAGGCAAGGCGGCGGGCAAAATAGCAACTAAAGCAATAGGAAAATCATTGTTAAAGAAAATTCCAGGCATAGGACTTGTAGCAGGATTAGCATTTGGAGCAAATAGATTGATGAGCGGAGATTGGAAGGGGGCACTGGGCGAAGTTGCCTCCGGTGCCGCTTCAACTGTCCCAGGTTTAGGTACCGCTGCTAGTGTAGCCATTGACGCAGGATTAGCTGCGCGAGATGCGAGTAAACCCAATCAATTGGAAGGAGGTATTGAAGGATCACCTGACAGTATGGCAGGTGCATTAGATGAAGCAACAGAAAATGCAGCGCCGAGACCTATTACAATGCCTAATTCTCCGGGCAATACAATTAACAATACTTCGGTGAAGAATGGGGGAGAAACACCTCCACAAGGATCTACCTCAATTAGAATACAGGATAATAGTTTTATACGGTTTCAGGACAAACGAGTTGCTAGAGTATAGCAGAAAAGGGAGCCAAAGCTCCCTTTTCTTTTTTTACTATCTTTAAAGAATTAATCTTCAGCCAATTTAGAAAAGTAGCTTAAGGTGTCGTCGTCGTCATCCGCTGCCGATGCTTTGAATGATGGAGTTGGAGTAGAGCGTATCTTTGGTGCATCTGATACTGGCTCTTCTTCCATACGAGTCTCAGACAATTTATCTGCTGTCATACTTGTAACCGGACTACCCTTCAATACCATATCCAACTTCTTCTTTAATTCCTCGTAACTCTTGAAATTATTTGCATCAACAAAAGGTTGGAGTGCATGTTGCTGATCCCAAACAGCCTCAATCTCATCATCTGTACTGGCAATTGCAGTAGCAGGATCGAATTCAGACTTATCATAGTTACGATATCCTTCGACATTGCGAATCTTCAACTTGAAGTTGGCACCCTTCCAGAAATCAAACGGATTAATGGGCTCCTCGTCCTCAAACTGAGGTTGCATAATGTCCTTAATCTTATCGAAAATCTTCTTGCCAAACTTGTACAAGAACACCTTCCCTTCGTTCTGAGGATTCACAGAATCCTTCACAACAAGAATATTGGCGATGTAATTTAAGCGACGCTTTTGCTTTCGAGCAATTTCCTTATTACTCTCAATGCCAGAGTTCCAAAGTTCTGAATTCAATTCAGAGACAGGATCAGGAAGATTCAACGTAGTCAAACTGTTTTCAATGTACCAGCGACCTGAAGGTCCTTGAAATCCATGATTCCAGACACGTACCCAGGGAAGTTCTTCACCTTTCGTAGGAGGAAGAAAACGAATCACGGCATAGCCATTGCCTGCCTTGTCTACTGCGGGACTCCAGATACGGTCATCATCTCGCCGTTCTCCTGTAGTGGGCTTTGCAATCTTTTCCACCTCTTTCATGAGGTTGTCGAAGTTGCCACGACTCTTGCGTAAATCGGATAAACTTGTGTAAGACATGTGCGTTACTCCTTGCGTATAGCGTTGTATGTGTGTATGTGAAACATATGGTACTACGGTACTGCCATGATATTAATACCTATCATCTACCTCATCATAATCTTCATCAGAATATGTATCATTAAAATAATCTTCATCAACCTCGTTGTCAAGCATTTCGTAAATTGCTTTACGATGCTTACCGAATTTATCTTTGTCTACTTTCTTAGGTTTCTTGAAACTACGATATTCATCGTCTTCCCAATCTGTATTCTTAGACATTGAACGCCTTCTGTACAATCATTGAAAATTTTTCCTTGTTAATGTTAACAAATGGTGAATATTTATAAATCAATCTAGATGTTGATTCCCACACGGGATCATTTTTTAATTGTTCATCTACTTGTTCTTTAAACTTATATAGTTTATTTAGAATTACAAGTGTTTCCAACCGACTTTTTTTGCCACAATATGCCTTCAATATCACCGGATGTTCAATTTTACAGTCCCATAATTCATCCACTGTGTGTACTTGCATTGACAAAAAATCAATGTCTTGTGTAAACGTATATGTTAAACTTTCTTGTATCTTCTTCCATTCCATATAGACTTCATGTCCAGTAGGTTCAAAAATGGCACCCCATTCATGACCTGAAAGAAAATTTGATACAAGAAATCCTACAAATGCTTCTGAATTATAATTGTATTGCTTCATCATCTGTTCTAATTTTTTACTGAATGTGGTTTTCACTCCTGCCTTTGGTGCTCTAGGATGAATGCCGTGCCTTATGTCAAAATTATCAGTGGTAAAATGTAAACGTAACGCTGTGTAAATCTTATATGCCTCTTGGGTGTTCATGTATTTCCAAGGATTTCATGTATCCCATTAAAATAGTCTAAGTGATGTCCCCCGTCAATTCCGTTATCAATAACTTTCACTAACGGCGCGGGATCAGATACATTCCAGTTGATATCCTTTCCTGCGATTGTATTCCAAAACATGTTAGGCTCCCAGATGGAATGATGATATGACCCACCAGGTATACCTATAGGCACCTGTTCGGTTTCACCCGTAATCCATGCAAAAATTTCATCATACAACGGAAAAACTACATTTTTTGCATCTTTCCAAAACGGGGTATCATTGCGATTCGATGTCTTATACTGATTGAGAATAAATGCCACCCATAGTTTATACTGCCAATCTAAGTTATCATTTGCATCTTGTATAGTTGTTTTGCCTAATAGAATTTTTTTCAGATGTGAAATTCCACTTGTTGTTAGACTTAAACCAGGTGCGTCTAGTGGCTCCACGAATCCTGCCGCCATGCCAATAGTACAAGTATTTTTTTTGAAAGGAGCCACTGCTTTACGTGGTGTGAAATCTACAATAAATGGATCAATCTTAAAATTTCTATCACCTACGTTTTGAAGAAATTCATGGGCAGCTTCGTCGTCGGAAATGTGATTACTGCTATATGCATATCCTGTACCCACACGGCTCCATGTGGGAGTAATCCATCGCCATCCGTTTTTCATTGTTCGTGCTGTCGTGTATGGAACAAACTGTGCTCGCTTGTCTGTATATTCCATAGGACCTGCAATGGCGCGATTAGTAAGTAGAATATCATTATAATTTTGATACTCCTCTTTAAACACACGTTGATTGAACGCAGTCTGTCCAATACAACTTACAAAATAATCAGCAACAATTGATCGCTCATCATCTAGTACTACACTTGCCGCTTCACCATCAATATAATTCAAATCAAGTGCGGTTCCCACAACATGAATAATTTTGTTATTGGCTTTCGCCATGTCTTTCATGGTACGAATGAACATATTCGCATCAAAATGTATAGCCGCGCGCATTGATCGGTTGTGTAACGTTTCATCGTACTTTTCAATATACAAATGATTACGCATCACATAATTTATTACGGGTGAAATGTATTCATTCACCTTGTCATCTTTCAGTTTTTTTCCCAAACGCCGTTCGGCATTTAACACATTTTCATTCTGGGTAATGAATTCATGTAAAAAAGGTTTATCGCTCCAGTCATCATAATATACACCAAACTTTAACGCTGCGTCAATGTCGGTCAGAAATTTCATGAAATGTTTGCATGGATTCTCTAGGGTGTATCCAAATACCTCTTCTAGATAAGACATAAAAGTCAGTGTAGTAGATTCACCTACACCAATCGTAGGAATTTTATCTGATCCTACGATTGTAATTTTCGAAACATTCGGTAGTTGAGCTATTGAATGAGCCGTCATCCATCCAGACGCGCCTGTGCCAACAATACAAATATGCATAATTTATAGGGGTAGTTTACTTGACTTCTTTAATAAATTCATTTCCTCTGCTTCTGCGCGAATCTTTTCTTTGAGAGAACTTGATATAAGCCCCGACATGGCAGAAGTATCAATGTTATTATTTTCACAATATTCCATAATCATTTCCATATATCCAATTTTGCGTCTTAAAGATTCACGCTCAATATGTATTGAAAATTCAGTGGGACTGGTGAATTCTCGTGTAATGAGATATGTCGCGGTTAGTGCAACGTTCTGTAATTCAAGAGGTTGAGGTGTTTCTTCTGGGCTCATAAAATATATGGTTTCCTATTTGTGTGACCGGCTGCGCAAAATCCCAGTCTGGGTTAATTGAGGTGTTATGAAAATACAACGCTTTTTTTAATCTAGCGACTCGTAGATTGCGTGTCAATATTTTTTCAGCAAGTTTTTCTGTTTGACGATACCGAGACAATTCAAAGGGAGCTTTTGGACCACATGTCCAAGAAAACTGGCACCCTCGTTTGTTCCTTTGATATACCACATCACAGACAGTATCAGGAAAGTCACGATGCTTCACTCTGTTTAACGTTACAGTAGCAACTGCCAACTTACCTTCATAACTTTCGTATCCTGCCTCGTAGTATATGTTTTTTGCGAGACACGATACTTGTTTTTTAAAGTTGATGGTAAGTTTTTTTTGCTTTGCTATTACTGTGTGTTGAACCATCTTTTCAGCATCGTAGTAATCACCTAATTTAAACGGAAACAATGTCAGTAATACGGCTAAAATTATAATTCTTTTTAACATGTGTGTTCCTCCCGTATACTAAAAATATAACATGTGTTGTGTCTTATGTCAAGTACTTGAATGGATAGTTAAACACCTTATAATCATCATAAAATAGCATTTCCACCACCTTCACAAACTCTGGTTCATTGATATCAATGTCTAGTGTTACATCATCTGTGGAATTTTCATGGGGGATTTGCGTTATATCATATCCTAGCGTTTGCTGTATCCATGTATTAAACTCATGCATTTTTTCATATTTGAACACCTGTATTTTCGGATGATATGCAAATTCCGCTTGTGTGGAGAAAAATGACTGAATGAACATGGGATTGTTGGTTTTAAATACCTTATCAATGCCAGGTCTAGATACATTGTGGCGAGTAGGATACCGTTTCAGATAGCAGTTTTTAATAAAATTCTCAGACAAAAATTCTATACACTGTTGGGTCGAGGTCAAAAACTCTGTTGAAAAATTGTGACCATCGCATATTTTGCCGGGAGTGGCTTTATTGAACCAACACTCCCCTTCACTGTCACTGCAAAGTTTTTTCTGTTGCAACATAAATTTCAATGAAGAATAAAATCTTGCCACCGGGTGGCGCACTACCGTGACGCCAGGTAAAATTCTTTTGTACTTTTTTATGGCGTCTTGATATGTGTAGTGCGCATGCACACCTCGCGCTATACGGGATTCTTCGGAAGCATCGTTATACCTGTCGAAAAACATTTTATAGGAATGTGTTCCGGTTCTAGGTATTTTGATCCAAATATATTCTTCACTTAGTATCATAATTATGAGTAGGAACTATGGCGTGCTAAAATGAACTACTGGGGTCAAGCCGCTTGCGAACCGCAGCCGGAGTCTATGCAGCCACACGCATTCCCCTTCTGCGGAGTGCCCGTACAGCTACCTACGCTAAAACAAAAATTAGTGCTACATACAGCGGGCACGACCATGACATCTTCTCCGTCGGGTCTGAAATACACTTCAGGAGTTTCAGGAACTTGATTTTCTTCAGGTGTTTCCGCATATACACTGATGCTAAATGTGGCCACAGCAATGCGTTGTCCTTCCCCCATAAACGCCTCAACATACATACGATAAATTGCGGGTGCAACATCTGCCGGTGGAGAAACCTTTATCATATGGGTGTCTTTGTCATATTCCATCCATGCCGCGTTTATTCTGGGCATGCCTAGGACAATGACACCTTCAATATTGATATCGGTGACAACATCAGTGCGATACACTAATTCTTGCTCAACCACTTCACCTCGCTTCACTTCTATACGAGAAGATTGGCTAGGATCAAACACATTTCCAATACCCGCGCCGGCAATAAAGAGGTTAGGTGTTGTTCCATATGTAGTTTCATTACGGAACAATAAATCCGGGCGACCGCGCTCAATGATTTTTTCTTGAATCTCTGTTGCATTTTTTTCAGGGAACTCAACAATATACTGTGCCACGATGCTCGATACGATACCTGCCGCTAGTGAGGTACCTGATCCCTCGCCATATTCGCCATTTGTTGTTGCAATGTCAATGTGCACACCGGGTGCAGTGATGTCAACTTCAGGCCCCCAGTTACTTGATACCCCCGTTGCCCATGAAATTACGCGGTCATATGCATCGGATGCCGCTACACCTATAACGGTATTTAACCCAACAGGTGAGAAATTATCCGCCGCTTCTCCTGTATTGCCCGCGGCAGCAACAACCACTAATCCTGCGGCTTGCAGTTCGGCAATTTTCATATCAAGTATTTGGCTTTTTATAATTGTCCAAGAGCAGTTTACAACTTTAGGTTGTGGACTAGTGCTATGGTCAAAAAGAATTGCATCAAATGCTGCCAATAAAGTACTAACGGGTATTTGCGCGAGCATCGGAATTTTAACAACTTTCAGCGTGACTTCAGGTGACACGCCCAGTGTCTTACCTACAATTAAACTGCCTACTTTCGTACCATGACCCAACTCATCGTCAAATGTGCTGTTATAGCTGTAAAGCTGCACAACATTTTGATTCTCAAATTCTGGATGCGAGATTTCTAGTCCTGAGTCTACCAAATACACCGTCACCCCTGCGCCCAAGTTGTCGGGATAATATTGTTGCACAATGGGCAAACTAATACTGTAGACGCGATTTTGATGCCAGGCAGAGGGGGTGGCCATAAGTTGAATGTCTTCCTCCCAATGTAACACATTGGCAACCGTCTTGAAATCTTCTCCTTCCGCCGCAATCTTTAGCACATGTAATGACGAAAAGTGCTCAATAATTTCTGCTCCAGACAACTTCAGGTTTTCGATTAATTCTTCTACATTGATACTCTTATCGTAAATGACATTGTAATTCATTATCTCTCCTAAATGTTTAAATATCGGTTATTCCTAAATACGCGGCGGCCCATTGTCTTTCCATGCAAAAATAACACCCGCGGCAGGGAACTTCAGATATCCCGCAGGATTTAGTTAAATGTAGTAATTCTATAATGTCGTGCATCACAAATTCATGCATGATTTCTATCTTATCTCTATTTATAAAAGGTCTAAGATGAACAACACCAAAAGCATCTCCGCGAACAGGAGGAGTGTCATTTGGTATGTATATCGTAGGAGTAAATTCATCATACAACACTTTATTACAGCCCGTATACACATATCCATCTTCAATCAGTGAAATGTCCTCAACTGCGCGTCTGATGTAGGACGTCCGTTTGATAACCATGTGTGGAATATTGGTTTGAAAACGGGTTTCTAACCAAGGCAAAATTTTAGCTACAGTATTGAGAGAAACGTCACCCAGTAGATTGTTTCTGGGTGCAAACGTAAAAGTTTTCACGGGTACCCTACCAGCGTTTTCTTGCAAAAGCAAGAAAAGTAGGATTGTGCTGTCAACCCCACCAGAAACTAAAACATTAATTTGTGTGCAATCTTCAGGTATATGTATTTTCATAAAGGCAATGTGTGAGGGGTATTCTGTTCCCAGGAACCCCTCTAACCCGGTTAACTAGATTACGCAGCTAAGGCGTAAGAGTAGTTAGCATATGACATATATGAGTTGTCATTTAAATTTTATGCTCTGCTTACGGCAGTCGCCTATCGGGTAGCTCCTTTGCATACTTCAATCCCTGTCGAAACCAGGCACCCCCGAAATTACACACTACAAGTACATCGAAGTGGAGGTGAGGGGAGTCGAACCCCTGTCCAAGAAAAGTTTCAGTTTAGGCTATCTACTACCATCCTACAATACTATTTATATACCTCAAACAAGTCTCTATAATAAAGCAATCCTTCAACATGTTTATCGCGCTTACTGTGAAATACTTGTACAAACCCATCATCTACCGCAATGATGATGGTTAAATTTGTGATGGGTATTTTTGTACGTTCTTCAAACATAATGGCATATGCTGCTGTCTGCATATAATAATGTTGAATATGTTCTTCATCTTTTTCTCGCCGCGCCGTCTTGAAGTCAATGATACTTAGTTTGCCTTTATATTCACCTATACAATCTACTCGTCCTGCCAAACGCAAATGATGAGAATATAATGGAACTTCAAGCGCACGAATGTTATCAATGTGATGTAACTCAGGTTTTGCCAACTCGAAAATTTCACGGTCTAGTAATGAAAACTTTTCTTGATGTAATTCATTGTTCAGATATTTTTCAGCCATGTTGTGAAACTTCGTTCCTCGTGTAGCTGACTGCCGTGAAATTTTATTGGCTTCCGCCTCACCCACCCGCTGGCGCCACTCCATGATGCCCGCCTTTCCATGTTGGGCGAGAACCGTTGTGACCGACGGATAGAGTTTGCCATCAGGTATTTGATAGACTCTACCCGTCGGGGTTGAAGTTGCTTCTAATTCTTCGAATTGTATAGGTGCATGTTTAAATATTTTCATAGTATAAATCTAACTCATATTTTTGGTTTTGTCAAGATACGAGTTGCATATCCTCACAATGCAGTCTGGCAATGATGTATTCTTTCACCAGTTGACTACGCACAATATCATCCACTTGAAATTCTACGTGTCGAAATGATTGCATGTGGTCGGTAATTTGCATAAACTTTTTTAATCCCGATACATCATATTTTTTACACAAGTCTGTTTGACGAAAATCTCCACAAAAAATAATCTTAGTATTTTGACCCACTCGTGTCATGATACTATTCAATTCCATGTCTGTAAAATTTTGAACTTCATCAACAATTACAATTGAATTGTCTAGTGTTAATCCGCGAACATATGATGTCACCATAAAACTAACAAGATTTTGTTCTTTTAATTTTCCATACGCCTTAGGTCCAAACCGTGGAAATAAATCTTCACAAATTTCTTGATAGGGAGTTGAGTATACTTCCACCTTTTCTTTTTCATTCCCAGGAAGAAATCCTATGTCTCTGGAAGGAACGGCTGAACGAACGATTATCAACTTTTTAACTTCGGCATCTTCACTTAAAATTTCTTGAAATGCATTATACATGGCAATATATGTTTTTCCTGTGCCTGCAACCCCATGTAGTAATAATGCTTTGTGATTTTTTCTATACAAATTGAAAAATATTTCTTGATTATGAGTTAACGGATATGTTGATTTGAGATCAGAAAGAGTTAAGACATTCTTGTTGTATGTGGAAATTTCAGGGGCAACAAGTCTAAGACGCTGTTTTCTTGACATTTCGTTCTCGCAAGGTGGAAGGTGAAATAACTCCGATAGAGCGCAGGCTCCACCGGAGTTAACCCGTTGAATGAAAGATGTTTAAATGTAACTACTGTTGTTGTTAATACGTGATCCTGGAGTTTTTTCATGAATTTTTTGTAGTACTTCTCTAAATCCATTGTCCGGGCGTCGAATATGTAGACGCACGGCATCGCCTATAGCGGGAGCGGTTAACATCACTTTCTTAACTGCAATTTCGGCACAATTAGGACATGGCTCTTCCTCGGCTAGGTTCATTGTAGAAATGCTAGTAAACTTCGTGAAATAGTGTTCGCACTTGTCACATAGATATTCATAAGTCGGCATATTTTTATTTATACTTTATAATTTTCAGAAACACGTTGAATACTATTTCGTATCCAACTCAATAAAATTTTAGATGCTTCGGTGTCCAGTTCTTCTTCAATATTGTTTAATTCATCCTCAATATCAAGAAAAATATAATGGATTTTTTGTTCACATTGTTCCATGAGGGCTTCAGTATATTCTTTATGTTTTTCCATGACATCCTCGTGTAAAGAGTCTATATGTAGTATATATCCTTTATTACGATTTGTCAAGCCCTAAACACACACTTTTACCTTATATTTTTTCTGGAATTTTTTTGCATCCACTTCATCATTGACAATAGGCTGGCCTTTGATGTTCAGACTAGTATTCAGCAACATGGGACACCCTGTTTCTTGTTCCCATCGTTTTAATAATTGATACAGCCCAGGATTATCTTTTTCAGACACGGTTTGAACCCGTGATGTTCCATCGGCATGTACTATTGCAGGAAATTCTTCGGGG